GTCATTTTTAGCCGTGTTTGCTAAATCGAGTGAAATATCAATCGACTGTATATTGCTTAACACTTTACTAAAATTAAATTTATTCGCCATTTACTAAATCGTCTACCGCTTTCGCCCCTTGTTTATCCAAATCAAAATAAGGGTGTTTTTCATCAAATATAGCCTTATCCTTATACGGATTACTGTTAAATAAAGGCTGTCTAACATCCCCCATTTGCTTACTAACTTCATCGGCTTTGCTTTTTTCAGTTACTACCGCATCAAACTCATCTAACTGCTCCAATGTACAACGACAATTAAAATGATTTAAAGGGCTGTTAGTGTCCCAAAACGCATCATCAACGGGCAACGTTATACCGTCTAAAGGTAAACATATTTCGCTTGTGTTGTTGTCTATTACTGCACTATATTTTAAAAATGGTAATTGCTTTTTTTGCTCGTCTATTTGCTCCCACCGTTCACACATTTGCGCTTGTCCTATTGTAGTATCATACTCGGTGCGTAGCCAATTAACATTGTACTCGTCGAATATCTTTAACGCTTCATCTTTAAACTCGGCAAAAGTCTTAATTTGGTCGCTATCCTTTACCAAAGTCATATCTTTAATCTGTTGCCAAACTTTAGACCCCGAAAAATAACGTAAGTTTTCGCTTAATTCGCTTTTTAACTTATCGCTTAATGTACCTTCAATCTTACCTAATCCCGATATTAAATAAGTCGATATTCTATTATACAAGTCAACGGGCAAGGCTTCTATTGATACCTCCCCGCTGTAAATCTTTTCTAATAGGTCGTTTATTTCCTTCTCGGTGTATTTCATTATCCAAATAGATTTTCTTCTAATAATAATAGTTGGAATTTATCCCGTATATCCACCCCGTCCAATGTGTTTAACATATCGCTGTATTCTGCCACCGATTTAGTTTGTATTTCTCGATACTTAGATAAGAAGTCGAATGTACTAAACTCGTTACGGCTTATAATCTCTTGGCTTGTTATTTCGTACCCTTGATATAGGCTATATTCTAATTGGTAGGCTCTTTCAATTACATCCACTAAGTTAACATAAGTGCTATCGGGCTGACCTATTGTAGGGAGCAATACGTCAACGTTCCAATCTACTAAATAGTTTTCTATCCCTTTAGCGTGTTCTAGTTCGTCTGCGCTTTCCTTAGCAAAGTATTCACTCGCTTTAAAAAAGCCTACATTTTTACACCAATTCGATGCACTACGGTAAAAGTAATACGCTTTAAATTCATCGTTTAAACGTGTTAGTAATGCGTTTACTGTATTTTGGTTTAATGTTTCGGGCTTTCTCATTTGTATAAATTCTTAATTTTATCTTTAACGCTTGTTTTTTCTTGTGGTATCGCTGGGCTTGATTGCTCTGCAGGTAAATCAAATAACTTTATATTAGTATTTTCCATAAACCAATCTTTATCTACCTGTAGCCCCGCTTGTTTTACTTTAACAGATATATCCGCTACTCTTTCGTTATTTTCGTGAATTTCGTGGTCGTTTTTAAATGTAAATACACAATCATCGGGTATAGCAAAGCCTAATTTTCGTAATCGTGGTAAAAGGTCATCGTTTACAATTTCCATTATAAAATACCCGTCTTTACTTTGTTTGTCCTCTAGTGCTTCCGCTATCGGGTTGTCATCGCCTTGCGTTGCTCCTAACTTGCCCGCTGTACTGTCTAAGGCGTCGGCATGACCTAGAATTAATTTAGATATTAACTTTTGAAGTCGTACCTCGAAATTTTCATAGGCTTGGTAACTAGTTCCAACGTTACCGCTTTCGATTAACTCTATTGCATCATCCATAGCGTCCAACAATATCCAACCCGCTGACCCCATATCGCTTAACGCTTGTGCAAACTCGGCTCTTTCGCTTTCCTCTATTTTGTTAGTTTTACCTACTCTAATAGGTTGCCCAAACAATTCTAAAAAGTCTCCGTTATATCCTAAGATATTACGAAGGAATATTTGATATAGTGCCACTTCATAAAACAAACCGTTCCCACAAGGGGACGTCCCTATATCGTTAGGTGTTGATACGTAAACGTGCCAATCACTCCAAGGCTCGTCTAAAAATGGCACACCTGACAAATTATAAGCCATATTTGAAACGACAAACCTATCGGGGCTTATATTCCAACGTTTAACGACCTTTAACTTTTTAAATTGGTTATCTGTAATATCCCCTAATTCTATAAGGGTATATCCGTAAAATAAAGCATCTAAACTATGCCCCATAAATCTAGTAAACCAAGATTTATTTAAAAGTGCGCTTACTTCCTCGTTAACCTCGCCTTTTTTATTAGTGAAATGCCAATCTCTTAAAATAGTTAGGTCTTTACGTCGTTCTACGCAAGCCTTAACGTGTCCGTCCAAAATAGTATCGATGTACATTTGTTGCATCAACACCCTAAACGGGTTGAAAGGTCTTTCCGCTTCCTCAATCGCTGACCGCCATTTTAAAGTATCTTGTTTTATACGGGCTAACCGTATAGGCATAATGGTTTTAGATAGGTTTTTTTGTGCCTCGCTTGCGTTTTCTATAGTAGGTATGTTCGGCTGTCCGAAAACTAGAAACGACGGGATATAGTCTTTTAATGCCATAATTAGTAACTGTTAGTATTTTTAACTTGACTGCCCCAGCGAATGATTTTACCGTCCGTTGTTATTTCTGCTAACTTAGGGGTAACATCTCCCGTTGCACACATTTTTAGCCACTCGATAGCATTGTCGTATCGTGTCTGTCTTAGTTGTGGAATGTTTCGAGGGGCTATTCGTGTGTGTAAATGATAAACCGCTAAGTCAATGATATAGTTAAGTAGTTGACTATCTCTTGCCGTTCCTGTTTTGCTTAACTCATCATCAAATAAGTATTTTTGAATAAGATAACTACGGGCTTCCCCAATAGCCACTAATACCGCTTGGTCTAATACTGCTGGGTTAGATTGAATTATTTGTTGTAGATTACTATCGGCTATCGATAGTAAAAAATCATCGTTATTTACGTATGCCATTGATTACGATAGTATTTCTGTATTTAGCAAAGGTATTGCAAAGGTCTCTTATTTCGTCCTTAGTAACGTTACTTTTATCTTCCCTTAAAGTTTTTGTATATTTTACCGCATCCGTTACCTTTGTAAAGTGGTGTATTTCGTTTGTTACGTTGTTGATTATTTTATACATTAATATCCCGATTTAGATTTGTTTTTTCCTATTGATATACCCATACTTTTACGCCCGCTTTGATATTGGGCAAAGTCCGACGAAAAAGCAGTACAACAAATATAATCAAATAAATCTGAAAAGTGACCGTATTTTTGATAACGCACACCCGTTTTATTATCTGATACCATTTCTTTTTGCTTAGTCCCGTCCGCACCCTCTTTCAATCCTATAAAATCGCTTATTGCTGTTTTGCAATTTTCGCCTATTATTATATTAATACCCCCGAAATTCTTTTCAAAGACTGTATTTATAAAGTTACCCCTCATAACTACACTTGGATTACTAGCCGTTACCCTATTTCGGGGCTTAAATTGCTGTAAATAGTCCATAGCTAGTCTATAGAAGTTATATCCGTTCTCTAGCTTTGTATCGGCTTTATTTGCGGTTGCATCGCCATAAATAAACATACCGCTTTCGTGTCCTTGATACTTTCTTATAATTTCGTTGCAAACCGCCTTAACTGTGTTGTTAGGTGTTATCCCCGTAATCTCGTCTATCATTCTCAACTCTTTGCCATCTATTTGGAATATACCACAAGGTAAATAAGGGTTAACGTTATCATCCCAGCTAATATGTAAAGGTAGTAACGGGTCGTACTTAGTCGGCTTAACGTGTAAATCAATTTCAAAGCACTTGTAAAACTCCCCGCCCGTCTTTAATTGTATATCCCAATTACCCTCGACAAATACCATATATTCGAAAGTCGGCATATTTTTAAGGTTATCAATATAATCTTGTGGTAGGTGTGGGTTGTCTGTTATTTTTGCGGGTATGTATAGCCACTTTTCGGGTAAAGTGCTGTTTTTCCATTTGTCATAAACTATCTTTTTAACCCACCCAAAAGTAGGGTTACAAGTAGCTAAAATAGTGGGTTTTGGCTGTCTTGTTGAGTGTGGTATAATCCAACTACCCGCCCGCTCAAATGCTTTGTAGAATGTTTGCTCTTGGCACTCGTTTATTTCCTCAAACAGAAATCCGTTAACCTCTAATCCTTTCATCCAATCAAGGTCTTTATCTTGTGCAAAGTTTTCGGATTTAAAAAGTATAACGCTACCGTTAGGGTGGTGGTACTCATACGGGGATTGTCTAACTGTCCCGCTTGGCTCTAACTTACGAAAAGAAGGGATAGTAGTTGTTCTTATCTTTTCCATATCCTCACGGATAACACACCAACGAGACCGGGGGAATACTTGGCACATAACAAGTAAGGCGGTTAGCCCCCAAACTGACTTACCGCCACGTCAGCGGATGGCACCGCCGTAGAGAATGAAGTTATACTTCTCGCTCTGCACCGCTACCATCGCTTCAGTTTGTTTAGGGGTTAATTGCATTTTATATTGATATTTCGTTATCGCCCCACTTTACAATAGTGGTCTGTATTTCTTTGTCTTTAGTGGTTATATCGTTTCTGTCCGTCCACCCGTGATTTGATTTAAGATTAACAATTCCTATTGCTGTATTTATCTTTCCCTTTTTGCTGTTATAAAAACAATTAGCTTCTAAGGTAGATATAAGGCGTTTATGAGCCTCTTTTAATTCGTTTGGATACTTATCTTTTAAATAAGTAAAAACCTCTTTATAGCTTTCTAATTGCCTTGCAACCTCTCCAATAAAATCATATTTATACGTGTCTTTTTCTAGGTCGTACTCGGTAACTAATTCAATAGCTAAATCAAAGAAGTTGTTGGCTTCTTCTAAAGTCCATTTTTCAGCGTTAGTATTTTTAATTGGTGCACTCATAACCACAAATATAAACAAAAATCTTTACATTTTCAAAAGTTCGTCTTTTATTTGGTTTAGGTCGTAAATCTTATTTAATATTCTTGCACTTTCATTTTTAAATTCCTCCAACAACTCAATCTCTCTATTGATTGATATTATGGCACATTTTATAGCATTACTATATTGTTTTTTTGAATCATAATATTTACCATTATTACCATCATCGCAATATTTGTAAAACTCATCTACTTTTCTCTCCGCTTCTTGTCTTGCTTGTTCTTGTGTCATAGGTTAAAATAGTTTTTTAATATAGTATCTAATGTTAAAAAAATAATAATGTTTATGCCATCCATCATCTACTGTATAAAATATTCTCATAACTTCTCCTTAAATTTAGTTAGTAATTGGTCTATGCTTTGTCCTTCTACAAAGTAGATTTTATTATCGTTCTTAACCTCCTCCGCAAATGCTTCTAGTAGGTAGGTGGAGTAGGCTTGTGCAAAAGCTAAATCATCATCTGTTACCCGATAAATAGCATTTTGTTTATCACTCTTAAACCACTCCTTTGATGATAGTATTTTATCCATTGTGT